GAGTGGGGAGTATGTGACATACACCCACCGACGAACCAGCCAACCGACCTACAACCAAAACCACACGGCTGCATACGACTACCAGCCAGCGAGCCCTGTGGCTATAACAATACCAACCAGCCCATTGGCTAACTCACACACCCCTGTGTGAATAGCAATACCTACCTTTGCAAAACCAGCAAGCCGAATGACATACGATACATACGCATGGAATACCAGCGACCTGTATGGTAACGCCAGCCAACTGGCTGGTAGTGTTGCGGTCTATAGATTNGTCTATAGAACGGGACACCTCGGTTTACCTGCAAGGTAAACCGTACAGGCAGGCTCTCAGTACCCTGTTTTATAGAACGGGGCCCTGCAGTTTACGCACCGCTTCGCCGGAGCGATGTAGTTTACGGGGCGGTTTACGCTCCTTTAAGCCCACACAGCGCTCGAACAAAAAAAATTTTCAGAAAACTTTTTGGTATACCAAAAGAACCGCTGGCTTTTTACTTCCGACTTACCTAGCGGTTTGTATGGGAGCATTCGATGACGCTTGGATTATCTTGAAAAATCAATTCAAACTCAATGAGGACTTCACTAGTCTGCGAGATGACGCACATGAGGGCAAGAAGGCTAACTGGGATGGCCGAGGGCGCTGGAATGAGATGAAGGACTCGATTAGCGAAGAGTATGGTGACGAGCCGATGCCGGGTGCGAGTTGGAAGCGACCTTTTGACTTACAGGGCTTTGACCCTAACGACAAAACCATGGACTTTGATGAGTCAGGTGCTGCCTTGCCCTTGCATTTTCAAAATCAACTGAAGCGTATACCTATGCTTAACCCGCCTACAGCAAAGCGAATACTACAGATGGCTTTGAACACTGGGCAGGGAATGGCAGACGGCTCTGTAGATAGGCCATACGAGATGTCAGACTTCGTTAACTTTGAATGAGTGAGTACTATGAAACCCTTTGACATCGCTTGGCGTTTGCTCAAAGAAGAGGTTGATGACGAGGCTTTCAAGCGGTCTGCTTACGGTTTAATGGATGAGGGATGGGCTGACCATTTACCCGAAGATTTTGACCATGAAGGATTTAATGCAGGGGATTATAATGAAATTGTTGAAAGAGAATACCCTACAGGTCAAAGTGGACATAGTCCCGGAATTAAAGAATTACAAAGGTCATTATATAATCACTATGAAAGTCCCGAAGAGAACGAGGAGCGTTTTCGTGATTTAATGGATAACCCTACTCGTGAGCCTATACTTGTCGTTAGAGATAAAAATGGAGAAGAGCACATTATCGCTGGACATCATAGAATGGCGGCAAACATTGAGTCCAACAGACCACATCTTCCTGCTTTAATATTGGATATGAATAAGGGTATTCAAACAGGCGAACCAATGAACCTTGCTTTCCGTTTGCTCAAGGCTCCTGTTTATACCGATGACAACCCTCCACCTATGCAACAGAGTCGGCACTATGAGATGCTGCCTGAACTTGACAAGATGGGCGGATACATGTGGCAGTCAGAAGACGGGCTGGCTCGTGGTACCTTGCGACCTGATTATTTTCTAAACAGTTTGATGATAAATAACTTTGAGATGGCTGGGCCAGTGAGGGGGCAGAACAAGTCTCGTCAGTATCTTCAAGACATGATTGACCAAGGGCATGGTCACTTTGGTCACGAGTTAACTGGTACGCATGTAACCAATGTTGAGAGCCATACTGCTGACTTCTGGAACAAGTTAGTCGACGAGGGTATGCTCGATGGCGCTCACGAGCGTGCGAACATACGCACGAACCTAGACGGAGACCAGCACTTTGTCTACGCTTATGACAAAGAAACCAAGCAACCTTGGAATCATGAACTGAGTGAAGAATACGCTGATTATCACGGCTTGCCTACCGATGCGGTCTACGATAATATCTAGGAACGCTTTTATCTTTAACAGCCATAGGGTTCACATGGGCGCATTCGAGAAGGCTTGGTCTGTCTTGAAGTCTAGGACTAATCGAGACTACCCTTTTACTCCAAGTGGTCGGGCTGGTAAGCAGACTCAATATTCCCCTAACTTTACAGGCAATACTGTCCCAATGGTCGGAGGAAGCGTAGACAAAACTCCAACTGATACTTCTAGGTTTGGTGGTAAGCCGATGACATCTGGTGAACGCCGGGCTAAGGAGAAGGTAGGTATGCGACAAATGATGAGGGATGAGTCTGCACCGAATCTTGATGAGGAGGAATAAACATGGGAGTATTCGAGCAGGCTTGGACTATTCTCAAGCGTGAAGACTACAGGCAGGCTGGCGGTACCCTGATTAGAGACTCAGAGGGCCGTGTGTTATTGGTCAGAAGAAATGAACTTCTGCCTGACGGAACCATGAAGCCGGGTGGTTCTAATCATGGTATGTACGAGTTGCCCGGTGGTAATGTCGACCCCGGTGAAACTGCTCAAGAGGGCGTAGCCAGAGAAACGCTTGAAGAGACAGGGCTTCCTCTCGTTAACATGACAGCGCTTGAGCCTAATGTTTACGACGATAAGCAAAAGGTATATCACGGATTTACTGCTGACATTGACCCTAATCACCAAGGTGAATTACAACTCTCAGATGAGCACGACGAGTACAAGTGGATGCACCCACACGAAGCATTGGCTATGAACGAACACCCTGACGGAATGGAAATGCCTTACTGGTTAAGCCAAGATGCAGAGACTTTCTTTAGAGGAATGGTAGATAATAATGATATGCAGGGCGAGCCCATGACCAAGGCTTGGGAATTTCTAAAGGGACCGCTGGTTTTTTACAACTAATCGCTTTAGGCTCACGCATGGGAGCGTTTGAGCAGGCTTGGGCTTTGCTTAAAGGTCAATACTTCCATCCTTCAGTCGGCGGTTACATCGATGATAGAAGTGGTGAAGGTGATGTATCGAGGAACGAAGAGCCTGTGCCTGAAGAGGGATTGCCACCTATGGCTCCACAACAGCCGCCACAGAAAGGACCATTCGACATAAAGGACCCAGCGCCGGGAATATTGCCCGAAGACTTTTGGTCAGACCACTTTCATGAGCGTGTTACCGATAGAAATCGTACAGCCAATGAAAAGGAAGAAGAGGAAGTTAAGGCAAGAGTAACAGAAGCCATACTACCTTTCCTTGACGCTATGGGCAATTATAGACCGGGGGCGCCTAAAAATATAGCAGTTAGAAGTCACATTTTGGGTGAGCACAGAAGTCACTCTCCTGCTAGTGAAGGCGACTCTATTGTTTCGATAATTCGACCTCATAAGATGACAGGTAAGCCTGAACTAAATACAGTAATGCTACGCAATTCTGAACTCAGTAATACCCCTCAACCTTTCAGACCAGAGGCCATGCGTGTAGATAAAGTCATCAACAATCATAATTATTCTAACAACGAATACAAGCGTATGCTTCAACGAGCAGGGCGCATGGGAGTGAACAGAAAGCGAGGGTTTGCAAAGTCAGAAAACCTGCTGAAAGATTCTAAGATTGGAGTTTCAGGTCACGCTCCTACAAATGACCCACGGTTTTGGGAAGTCATGCAACACTACGGTACACAAGACCCAAGTCAAGTTGGAGTTCCTTTCTTACCTTACAACCCAGAATTAGCGACCATGGGTCCTCAAGTAGATGAACTGCTTGCTAATTACGGTTATGAACCGTATTACTTTTCAGGACCGGGTGGGCGGTTTCCTTTACCTGACCTTCAGAATAAAAACTACGAGACAGGACACCTTGCTATATTCGACCCCGGAGTCAAGTCGGCTTCTTTTGGTGATGTAGATTTTACTGACAACTGGAGAAAGATTCACGAGTTAGGGCACGGTCTAGGGCTACAGGACCTCAACGCTAAGTGGGGAGAAGGTCGTAGGCTCGGTAAGGTTGGAGTAAGAAGCCCTCGTGAAATGCTTAGAGCAATTGACTGGGAAACTATGGCACTGGATAACCAAAGAAACTTGATGAGGGAAATTGGTTTAGATATGGACCCTAAGCAATTTAACCGTGACTGGAATACTACAATCGGTGATGCAGGCTTTAGAGCATTGACTGGTAAGTTCACATCTCCAACCGAAGAAGGTTTCGTTCCTCATGATGAAAAGATTTCTCCAAAGCATTCTATTCGTGCTATAGAGCAGCGTGCGGAAGAACTTGGTTTGGGTATGGATGATAACCTAAGAAGCATCAGAGGAAGGAAAGTAGCAAGCGAACCAATGGACATCGCTAATCAGTTGTTGAAATATGATGATGAAATACCGGATTATAGCGATTACCCTGTTTATCAATGCGAAGTTTGTGATAAATACCTTGATGAGTCATCGTATTATCTTTTGAACGACCATCATTATTGTAAAGACCATTACTTTGAATTACTTGATGGTCAAGAGTTTGACCCGGATTTTCAAAGTAAACTCACAGGCGAACCAATGGACCTTGCATTCCGTTTGTTAAAGCGACAGCAATCTTAAAGGCATTTAGTGCTCTCGCCTGTACATGAGCAGAGCATTTTCTAATGCATGGACTATTTTGAAGCAGCGTGGTCACGCCATTATGCCAAACCCAGAAGAAGAAGAAGCCGAACAGCAAAGAATGCAAAGGATGATTGACGATAGAGTAGACAACTCCGACGACATGTCATTTACAATGGATGAGTATAATCAACTTAATTCGCCACTTCGACAACCTAAAGATATAGACCGTGCCTTTGATGATTTTGAAATAGATGAAGACCAGCGTCGTGAATATTTACTAGATTTGTTAACACAAAGAGGTCGTGACAAATCTATAACACAGCACATTGATGCAGCAGGTCAACAGATGGGCCCTATGGCTGATTACCAAAGGCAATCTGAGGCTGACCAAATGGAAGCAGAGGGAATAGATATTCCTATGCGACCTCGTGGTCCTCCTGCTAACATTGGACAAGCGGGCAGTTCAGGCGCTCCTCCTTTGACAGGTAATCCATTTGCTGCTGCTATGCAGCGTATGAAAGGTAATCAAAAGCCTTCACTTTGAGCAAAAGACTTATGCTTAGATTAACTCTGGGCATAATTGATAACCTTGAGCGATATTGAAATTTACGAAGTAGGTCCTAGAGACGGTCTGCAAAATATAGATTTCAATGTAAGTACTCAGCAAAAGATTGATTTGATTAATAATTTGCACAAAGCGGGCCTCAAAAGTATGGAAGTTACCAGTTTCGTACACCCTAGATTAGTTCCTAACATGGCAGATGCAACTGATGTCTTCTTACAAACTAGTCATTTAGACGATTTCGGAGTATTAATTCCTAACCAAAAGGGATTTGATAGGGCTTGGGAAGCGGGGGCCAAGAAATTCAATATATTCTTTAGCCCAAGTAAAGCGTTCAATCGAGCAAATCTTGGTAGAAACCTAGAGCAAGTTTACACAGATTATACAAATATGCTAGAGGACATTGATAGAGATGATGTGAGAGCATATATTTCTTGTGCCTTTGGATGTCCGTTTACAGGTAAACCGAAAGGCTGGGAATTACAACAAGTAGTTGGTATGGCCAGTGAAATGTCAAGTAAAGTGGTATTATGCGACACAATTGGTACTGCTATTCCTAGTTCAATTAGGAGAAGTATAGACAGTTTACGCAGTAGAGATTATGAATTAGCACTTCATTTACACAATAATAAGTCAAATGACACTAATATCTTTCAAAATGTACAGGCTGCTTTAGATATGGGAGTTAATGAATTTGATTCTAGCATCGCTGGATTAGGTGGATGTCCATTTATACCCGGTAGCGGTAGTAATCTTTCAACTAATCAACTACTTCATTTTGCAGAGAGATACGGCTACGAAACTAAAGTAGACATTGAGTTACTTAGAGACGCTACGGAAATGGCTTTGGGTTGGAAAACTAAGTGCTTGGTGTAGTTAGGCTCACCTACACTTTTATTTCTACAAACCCATTCGGCCATATCATGTTGTTAGAACTATTTTTAGTATCGCTTGCTTTTGGATTTACCTTTACTTGGTTTAGTATGAATTTATTTAAGCCAGAAGACCTTGACTTTGTAATATTTGATTCTAGTCAAGAATTGCAGGAAGTATGCTGGAAAGGTCTCCGGCACGGTGAAAAGTGATTAGTGACACCAAATTTAAGTACGGTCCTTCGATGGCGAACCATGTTCTGGGACCTTGTCACATTACTCGCCTTCTTGTGTACATGGGCTTACCTTAACGAATTGACTAAAAAAATTACCGAGTTAAGAAAAGATATTGATGACTTAATGACATTCAATAGAATAGCGAGATACCATGCACTTAATGATGAAAAGACAAAATCAAGGGAGGCCTCTGACGATGAAAGGAAAGCGTAAAAGTATAGAATGTACACATTGTGGATTCCATCCCACTCGTAGAGTCTATAGAAAAATAAATGGCGTTTTCAAGGGAATAGCGTGGTTGTGTGAAAACTGCGGTAAGTTCATAAAAGATTCCGATTAATTGATAAAGTATTACTTGACCGTTTAATTTGGTCCCTGACATTCACTACCTATCGACCTACCTTTTTTGTGTGTTTTCTTTTGCTTATTCCAACAAAGGTCAGGGACCACATTTATTTCTTAGTTTAGTTTAGGCAATACATGGGCGGAGCCATGGATACTGCTTTTCAAATTTTGAAAGGTGACATTGTCATAGTTTCTGAAACTGTAGCGAAGAAATTGTGTCCAGCAGGTAAGGCTGCAGCCAAGCGTAAATTCAAAGTTTATCCGTCAGCCTATGCTAACGGCTGGGCGGTACAATACTGTAAGGGTAAGTTCCGTGGTAAGAAGAAGGGGAAGAAGAAATGAAGTTGAAGCGTAACTCTTGTTGTTGCGGGGGCAGTAAAGAAACTCCTTGCGTTTGTATGCTAAAGGGGGTTATGAAGTGTTCTGCAGAATCTCCTAAATGTCCCTGTTACGCTTTACTTGACAAGCAGAAAAAGAAAGCAAAGAGTATTTCAAAGATGATAGCAGTAAGGTGAGCATATGAACGAATGTACTTGTCATGATGTTCTTGTAATTAAGAATCTTAACAGGTGGTTTAAAGAAAAGTGGGTTGATGTTTCTCGTAAAGATAAAGACGGCAAGCATCCACCGTGCGGCAGGTCAAAGGCCAAGAAAGGTAGCAAGGGTTACCCTAAGTGCAGACCTAGTGTCAAGGTTTCTAGTAAAACTCCAAAGACTTCTGGTTCAATGTCCGAAGGACAAAAGCGAGCAGCGACTAAGCGTAAGCGTAGTAAGAAGCAAGGTGTTGGTGGAAAACCTACTATAGTAAAAATGGTTAGGGTGATTTAATGGAAGGAGAATTCTGTGACTGTTGCTCTCCTTCGGAGATTGCCTTTGAGTTTCTCAAGGCTAAAAAGAAATCCAAGCCTTTTCATGGATACAATAAGAACAAGCACGCCAGAACTGGTGGTCTAAATGCTAAAGGTCGTGCTGCAGCCAAGCGAAAGACTGGTGCTAACTTGAAGCGACCTGTGACAAAGAAGCCTTCTAAACTCAAACCCGGTGGTAAAGCGGCTAAGCGTCGCAAGTCTTTCTGTGCTCGAATGAGTGGGGTGAAGGGCCCAACTAGCAAAGGTGGAAAGAAGACACCGAAAGGTGCGGCACTGGCAAGGTGGAACTGTTGAGACCAATTGATTCTGCTTGGCAAGTTCTAAAGCACGCCACAAGCCCTGAGGCTAAGCGCCATAAATCAGAATATGATTCTAAGTATGAGTCTACTCCTGAGCGTAAAAAATATCATGCTGAACTAAACAGGGAAAGGCGCAAGCGTGGAATCTATGGTAGAGGTGGTCCTGATATGAGTCACACCAAAGAAGGTACAATGGTAGCCGAAGACCCTCATGCTAACCGTGCACGCCACTTTAAGGAAAGAGGAACGCTTAAGTAATCATTTATCCGATAAGACCATGTACTACTTGTTCTATAGAACGCACCGTGGAACACTGGTGGAAAACTCTACTAACTGACCTTATTGCACAGGCAGAATGTGAAGTTTTAATATTAGATTCCGCTATAGAAAAAGACGACTCTTGGGAAAACATAGCGCTTTTGGTCGAAGTATCTGAGCATCTTGATAGGCTTCGACAGGCTTATGATGAGAAAGTACTTCGGCATACACATGCTGAGTCGCAACTCTCCAAATAATGCGGCTTGGTTATTTCTTAAACAACGCATGGGTCAAGAGCAGTCCTATGCTGATATGATTCATCCAGAAGATAAAGAAGCAATTGAAAATTATATGGCTTCTATGTCGCCTGAAAAGCAAAAGGCTATTTCTAAGATAAGTGAATATGTTAACACACTTCCATCTGAAGAAAAGAGTAAATTAACTGCTTCTTTACATAATGCTTATTCTCAAAATGCAGGTAAGTTTTCCGAACTATTACCACCTTTGCACGAAAGTAAAGAATCTAATGAAGTAACAAAGGCCTTCTTCGTACCGATTGTTATAGCCGCTGTGTTTGCTGCTGATGCAGTTAACACTAGTCAAGGTGCAGATGCTAGTTTTGTAGGTAATGTTTTTGCTGATGTAGGTAATACTATATCACACGGTGCTGGTGGAAACCCACAGATGTTTGGAGAAACTAATTATGGTGACATAATTGAATACAATAGTCCTAAGGGTTATGTTAACCCTCTTACTGGTACTACGCATTTTCAAAACGAAGATGCAGGTACATTAGAGAGAAGTGCTATGGGGTTAGTTAGTGGTGTAGGTAGTTTTATCAATCCATTTTCTGCATTTAAAGGAGCAAGAGCAGCAAGTAAAGTAAGGGCTCCCGGTAAAGTTAGCAGACTTACTCAAACAGGAAAAGTTGCTGATGATGCAACGGCATCGAAAATAATGGGCAGAAAAGGAAATGCTGATTTTGCAGACGAAATGCGCCTAACCAACTATGGCAGCAGTAAAGCACCAATGGATGATATACTAGCAGAACAGGTTAAAACAGGTAAAGGTATGGGTAGATTTGGCACAAGGGTTAAGGCTTCTAAGGACACCCAACGAGCAAAAAACATTCAAGACGCAATTGATGCAAATCCACAGGGATTTAAAAATGCACAAAAGTACATTGATGAAACTGGAGGAATGGGTACTAGAGGTAAAATTAACAGACTCGCAGGTGCAACTTACAGTCCTACCAAATGGGGCCGGTTCGGAAACGCTCTTGGAAGGAATGCTTACAGATTACTCCAAGGTAATGAAAGAATGCCCAATCCAATTAATCCATTCCAAATGATTTTCGGACAAGGTCCGGGTGATGTTCCCGGTGGTGGTAATCTTGACACTTCTGGTTTTGCATCAGGCTCTTCTTTTTCTAACACAAATTCTTTTGCAGGAGGTGCCGGAGGTGGTACTGCTGGAGGATTTGGTGACGGATACGGCATGGGCAATGTTTCGAATATAGATTCTAACATGTCACAGCGCAGAGAAGTATGGAACCCATACGCAGATTATTCCACAACTAGAGGACAGACCCTCGCCGGAAGAGGCATGGGGGACCCCGGTTCCTTTGGTGGATTTGGAAAAGGTGATACTATGAAAATTGGAGAAAGAATGTTAAAAGACGCTACTGAATTAATGTATAACAGAAACACCGTAAGTAAAGAAGATGACTGTTGCCCTAATTGTGGGGAAAAAGTTGGTAAAATGGGCTGCATGAAAATGGGCTGCGGTGGTATGAATAAAGCCGACAAAAAACCTGCTGGCGGTATGGTTATAGTCATCGGCTCTAAAGCAGGTCCCGGACCTTCTAAAGACGGTAAGCGTGAAAAGTTAGATTCTGAAAAGGATAAGAAAGAGTGAATTTGAAGACCTGTGACTTCTTAGGATGTCATGGGTCGGAGGGGGCAATCCCTCTCGCAATCTCCGACCCAACCAATTTAGTGATACTTAAATGTATATGGGAACACTTTATGTGTATTATTCTCGTCGGTTGTACCTGAGAGGGGTTTGTAGTGCAACCTGATTATGATACAAGTAGAGAAAGTGACCAAGCAGAAATTAGATTAATGGGGCTGATAATTACACAAGCAATATCAATAGGTATTGCTGTAGGTATATTTGATGCTGGACTTTGGTTAACTTTGGATGACCCAACAGTTAATGGTATAACTTATGCTATGGCGGCATTTGCTATACAAGGTATTGCTTATTATTTATTCAAGATGTTCTTCCAACAAGGTATGGATGAAAAGGCAAGAATGGCATCCCAAGAAAGAGAGCGCAGAAATCGATACCGTTCTATGGAATTTACCTTTGACCGCAGGAGACAAGATATGGAAATGCGTATGCAAGAAGCACAATTAGAGGCTGAACTTAATTGGATGGAAGAAAATCCGGGCAAGACACCTCCTTGGATTCAACAAAGGATGGTAGAGCCCAGTATGTCTACATATGACTTTATTCCAGAGACAGGAGCAAAAGATTCTAGCGCTTTGAGTTTAGGATTGAGTTTTGAAAAGGAAGAAGATAATTCAAAAAGAGTCCGTGGTTCTGACGGTAAATTCAAAAAGAAGGAGTGAAGTAAATGGGCCGAATCTTCAAAACACCTTCTGACGACACAGTAGAAGAAACTTTGAGGATGATGCATACTGCTAACATGGTAGATGTCGCTTATGAGAAAACAATGGGCTGGATAAAGGTTGTTTTCTTTTCAGCACTTACTGCATTCACCGTAAGTGCTCTTGAATTTTACAATGACTGGAACCTATGGGAAGACTCCGGTAACTGGTTAAAGAATACTCTACAAGGCTGGGCCGATTCTATTTTTGATTGAGGTGAAGTTATGTCGATGATGGGAGGCTCTGCACTTGTCGGAGGTATGGTTTTTGCTCGTGAGTTGTGGCATTATTTCATACCAAGAAGAGTAGGCGTATATGGTCCTACTATGGTTGGTAAAACTACACTTGACCGATACATGACTACACCGGGAGAGATGGAAGAAATACCTGAAGGAGAGCGCACTAAGCATTTTAAAATACCCGGCATGAATCGATTTCTTTTACCAAAACCTACTCGTAAAAGGGTTAGTTGGAAAGGTGAAAAAAGAGTTGTTTATTCTGCAGACATTGCAGGAGAAGAGCGCTTTTGGAACCTATGGATTGACGACATGGTTAATCGGAGAGTAGAAGCAGTAGTATTCATGTTTGACCACAGGACTAATCTTGGTGGAGAGGATGCTATACAGTCTGTAGGCGGATTCAAATATTTAGTAGATGCCTTAATTCATAGACAATATAGGTACAGAACACTTAGGTCTTGGTTAAAAGGAAAGAAGTATTGTCCTAAAGTTATAATTTTAGTTGCCAATAAAGCAGACCAGTGGTGGGATGAGCAGGCAAACTTACTTTGGCAACAGCAAAGGTTAGGTGAACATAAGATATTCGACCCTTTCAGAGAGGACCTTGTCCGTTTACAAAAAGCGGGTATACCTACTAAAAGAGGTATGATGGCTACTAGAATTGGTTGGAATGTAGAAAGCACTATGCTTGATATACTAGCAGTATGAGGAGAGATAGATATGGTAAGAAATTTTGGATTTGGCGGCTACGGTAGAGTTCCTAGAAGTGATGCCAATTTGGGTAATATGAGTGAAGCACACATTATGGCATTAAGTCAGCAAGGTAATGCTAATCACGCTCAGTTATTAGAAATGCAGGCTGCACAGCAGCAGATGCAACAAATGTCAGAGAAAACAAATATAGAAGTCCCCAAAGTTAACTTCTATCCAAGCAGGCATCCTGACCCAAGAAAGGCAAGGAAGCAAGATATTAAGCAGGCTAGAAGACTTTTGACTCCTACTAAGCGAAGTATTTTCAATCCACTTAGGTGGATGTGGGGTAGAAAGTATAGATACAATCGTAAAAGTAGCCTTTGTGTTATTGACGGTACAGATTGTGAAGAATTAATCAAGTATGATAACTTATATGCTAAGATTTGTGACGAAGAAACTGGAAAGAGTCTTTGGGAAATGTACTGGAAAAACCCAGTAACTGGAGCGCCAGAAGCATTTGTAGCGAGAGAGCAAGTAACTAATGGTAGGAAAATGAAAGGAACTTATTGTCCTGAGCACTTGCATCTTTACCATCTTTTGTGCAAGTGGGAAGCAGAGGCTGATAAAGACCACAGTAAAACAAAAATGGGCATGAAGGAAATGGTAAAGAAGGGAGTATCTACTGTTGCTGTACCTATTTCTATCATTAAGAAGAAAGATAATACTCCTGAATATCTAAAGAAGTATGAGCCCTTCTTTGAGGAATTACAAAAAGACTCCAAAGTTCAAAGCGGTATCAATATACTACATTACAAAAATCCAGAAACAGGAATTAATGATGTAACTATGATTGTATTTGACTTAAGGTTGTTTCAAAAAGAAATGAAAGGTAGAGAATATAGTATATCTGATGCAATCGCTAACATTGGAATAAACCAAAATCCAACACAAGCGTCTGCTGCTATGGCCCAAAATCAACAACTTTTGGCACAAATGGAAGCGAATGCGACCAATGCTACTATGAATAATAGCGTCGTGGCTCAACCAGAGCAGCCACAGTTACCACAGTAAAGAGGAGATAATATGGGACTATTCGGAAACAACCAGCAAAATAACGGAACACTAAATTTAGGCGTGGGTCAGAGTAACGGTATGGTTGCTCAAACTCAAAATCCATTTGCCCCTCAAAATAACATGATGCAGCAGGCTGCTCAAAATCCTTTCATGTCAGGTATGATGGGTGGCGCTGGTATGCAACAGGGTATGCAACAGGGTATGATGGGTCAACCTATGGCCCCTCCTTCTGAAATGGAAATACAATTGGCACTAATGAGAACTTTAGCACCAATTGACCGATTTATTACAGGTACGCAAATGATGACATTGGTACAGATGATTAATGACATTGTTAGTTTTTCTGTTTTAGAAATACTCAAGGGTGCTAAATTTAATATTAACGAAGACGATAGCACTATGCAATTAGACATTACATCTTTACCAAGTAATCTTCAAACCATGAGTGCTGAAAATGTAACAGGTCAGTTCAATTCTTTACAAATGGCTAGTCAGCAGAATATACAGAATGCAGAAATGCAGCAACAGCAAATTGCAGCATTTGCTCAACAGTCTATGATGGGAGGTGCATTGTCTGCTGCATTGGCTGACGAAGGCTTCATGAACAAAGCAGGTGGTGCTGCTGGTAGTTTCATGGGCAGAATGATGGGAATGAGGTGATAAAATGGTAATGGGAGATAGACCAATGGCAGGGCTTGCATACGGAACAATGGCAATATTTAATCCAAGAAAGAGTGTTATAGTAGACATGGTTATGGTACAATTAATATCTATTATTGTGGCACTCGGTGTAATAATGATTACTGGCTCCGATTCTTTAGAAAGTGATACTATAGCATACTTGGTAGCAGGTATGTTTGGTGCATTATTCATGCTCGGTGGAGTTTATAGTAGAATCTCTAATATCTAGTGAAACATGTCTTCCCCACTTTTTGAGTGGACATTCTGAAGATGACAGGGTAGTTTTTACTCTCATTTGACATCCACATTCTCTACATCTGTTACTACTATGTTCCCAACTAGGACACTCTTTACATATGTCCATTCTAATTTTTTTGACATCATCAGGTACAAATCTCCTCATGAATATGTCTCTACTTGCTTTAGCAAGGTCTTTTGCAGTCTTTATTGAAACAGGAACGCCCATTATTTTGGGCGTCGCTCTAGGTAGTTTCATATCATAATCTCGGCAGTTATTATTCAAAAGCATTATGCCTATGTACTCAATGGGACCGTCATGGGCGGTGAGCGTCAGACAAAACGGTCCTGCCCTTTCTGCCAGCACGAAGACCGTGATATGTTGGAACAAAACATAATTGACGGTATAGTAGATGTCAAAATTTTAGATAAAGATATGGGTTGGAGAGCCAATACTGCTGAGAGACATATGAATAATCATGCAGGCGAATATCATAAAGGTGCTAACCACTCTTGTGTAGTTTGTACAAGTGATGATAGAAAAGCGCTAGAAGTTGCTTATTTTGAAGGTGATAAGACTACTGAAGAGATAGCAGCAGAGTTAGATTGTAGTGAGCAATTAGTATTCAGACATATGAAACACCATTTCCAACCTTTAGTAAAGCGAAGTGCTACTGCAGTTGTTGCAGTAAAGGTAGGTGAAGAAGTTGATGTTTTGCGTAACAATGTGGCAGGACTTAATGGAAAACTTACTCAATTTATGACAGAGACTAGTATTCACGACGATGGTGTCATCAGTGACATGGTTAAGTTGCATAAAGAAGTTAGGGAAACTCTCAAAGATTTAAGCGCTTACCAAGAGAAATGGGCTGAGCCTACACAGAATATCGCCAACAATACTATCAATGTGCTTAAAGTGGAGTTAGGTAAGGAAAGTCCTGATACTTGGAAAAGACTCAAGGCTAAACTACTTGCAGCAGAAGACATTAATTTAGACGAAGAAGTTTTAGATATAATTTGAGGTGATTAAAATTCCGGCTAATATGGGTACAGGTTCTGATACAAGGATGTATAGTCCTCGTTCAGAGTCGATGCTCGGTTATACCAAGGATGACGATGATTACCGTCACGGAGTAGGTGACCCTGAAACCATGGAACGCATGCGTGACAAGAAGATGAAGGAAAAAGAAACTGCAGGAGTAGTTGATGATTTACCTCATCTTAAACTTGAGAGTCCAAAGCCTGAACCAAAAATGCCAATGATGGAAGAAGAAGAGCCAGTTATGGATGATGATAATGAAAATGCTAGAGGTGCAGAAATATCACAGATGACTGGAATGCCTGATACAGGTAACTTAAGTATTGGTAATGCTACTGGTACAAAGCCAGACGCAGGCGGTCAATTGGTAGCCATGAGTGAGCCAATGGATGATGCTTGGTCTACTTTGATGAAAAGCCGACTAGATAAAGTCAAAGGTAAAGAGTCAAGACCATGGCATCAAGAGCAGTTCGATATACAGCCCGGCGGTGCTGACATAAGTACCGCTACTTCTCGTAGAGCAAAGTTACATTCTAGGTATGTAGAGCCAAGTAAAAAACATGGCCTCATGCATAGTCCACTTTCTGTACACATGTCTCACTTAGGTGTGGCTACAAAGCAACCTCTCAAATTATTCCCAGAAAAATATAGACAACAGATGGGTACTATGGACAGGAGAAAATTGATGGGTAATATTCCTCAACCTATGGCTGGTCACGCTATGGGTCCAGAAAGAACATATGACCCTAAGCCTCCTAAGGCAAGTGCTACAGAAGGTCTGAAAATTACTGAGCCTCGTGCTCCCAGACCAGCCAGTCAAAGTTTAACTAAGTCTGACACTCTAAAGGTAATCAAAGAAGACATGGAGGAAATTAGAAAGAAAATGGAATACATGCACTTCGCACAAATCAGACAACTACTGCGTCGATTGAAAGATGTAGCAGAAAAAAGAGAGAGCAGATTAAAGGCGGCAGTATCAGGCGGTCCCGGAAATAATAGAGAAACTGGTCATAGAGAAGGTGCAGATGGAACTACTAGTCCTAATGGTGCTACAGAGAATCTAAATTCCGAAGATGACCCTAAGAATTGGGGAGCGCCTGCTACTCTATTTGCAGCCAAAGGTAGTGGGAGAGTTGGCTGATGTTCAAAGTACACTTTCCTGCAACTAATTATTTCGATAATCTACCGAAAGTGCACGGCTCAGATGTTTTTCTAAAGGCTCTGATAATATCTCAAGAAATCAAAAAGAGTGCACTTCTTCATTACAGAGTAGGTGGGGAAAACAACCAAGGTTTTGTTCACACTTGGGCACCGGAAGAGGCAATTAATTCAGACCCTAACGAGCCAGACCATCCTCCTTGGAGCCATAATCCTCAAACTGGTAAATTGATATTCAATCAAGACGGGACTCCTTTCGGACATCATCCCATAGATTATGTCAACAAAGACTTGTCCGAAAAGTTTGGACCAGAAAGGGCTAGACAAATGATTGACGGCGCTATCGAAAGATATAATGCAAAGCATGCAGAAGATAGCAACCATTTACTTCCGGGTTTTGATAGTCCAGAATGGAGAAAAGTTTTCGCAGGTGATTATATTGACAGAGATACCCACGCTTCAGAAAGACAAGTTAGAGGAGATACACCTTTGTACGAAGGTGGACCAACTCCATTAAACACCTATTCCATGAACATGGGCAATGTAGACCCTCGTACTGGCTCAGACCAAGGTGCATGGATTGATGGCGGGCATGTTCATTTTCACAAAGAGTTAGGAGAAGAAATGGAATCTATGGGTGTACCTAGGTCAGAGTATGCTAAGTTACCTTATGTTAGATATTCTGTACTAAAGCCTAATTATTTGACTAATGACCTAGTAGTTTCTTGGAACAAAACCGATGCTGCAAAAGCAGGTGTTAGTGGTTCAGCGCCTGACAATTATTTACACCCTGTAGTAAGAGACAGATTAAATTCACAAAGGGCACATCCCGAAGTACACGCACATCAAATTGCACATTTGTTACCTGATGTATTCTATCATGGCGCTACTGGTAGTGGTGGTGGTAGAAAGAAAGGGGGAGAAGAAGACCCGGTAACTGCTGGAGAAAACTTAGCAAGAATTATGCAAGAGGCAGGAGTCGATACTGAAGGATACAGTCCTGAAGAATTAAACCAAATTGCTGGTACAATGGCTATGAAGTTATTTTTCAGCCGTACTCATAATTTACAAGGCTCTGGTGGAGGGGCTGTAAAGAATACAATAAATGACTCTTTTAGAGAATTAGGTAGTCATCATAGTGATGAAACATATGGGGACTACCGTACACATGCAAAAGCAGGAGTTGCTACTGGTGGGCCGAATTATCATAAAACTGCTAACATGAGGTCAGCGGATATAGTTGCCCATCTAAACAATCTTGCACATAAGTATACAAAAGAAGGTATGGGTGAAGAAGAAGCATTGCAACAAGCGGCTGCTAATTTTAGAAGTCACGATACTAAGAGAGCAAGATATGCTCCTGTAGAAGGATTGCGTGAAAGAACTGAAGATTTGATTGGTAGAATTATGGGTCAACAAGGTCATGAAAAGTTAAACTTAGGAACTAATCTACCACAAGGTCGCATAGAAGCAGGTCTACCACAAGGTTTTGGTGAACAGATGACAGATGTTCCTGACCACTGGAGAAGGAGAATTGTTGGAACTAGTGACCTTGCCCCCGCTGGTAACAAAGAAAGAGATACACCCTTACCTACCCAACCTGAAGTACAGCCTCAACCTCGACCACAAGTACAGCCACAAGTACAGCCACAAGTGCAACCACAAGCACTACCTACTCGTCAAACTCAACTTCCAGTTAGGGTCATGCCTACATCTATGGCTCCTAGACCTGCTACTCCACAAGAAGCAGCATTTCAGCAAAATGTAGGTAATCCTGTTACACAGCAGTTTTTTGACCCGATGACGGGTGGGCTTGTGCAGCGGTCACAAGATGTTGTGTCTGCTATTGACACTATTCGTAAGAAAATGGGATATTTTGAAGGATTCTTAAAGGGGTATAGGAATGAGTAAAATCTTAGTCAAATCCCCAGTTAAGAACAACAAGGTCTTAGTTAAGGCTACCGTAACTAGCGGAGGGATGGATGACTCTGCTGTACAGTATGATTTGACAGGCAAGCCTGTATTTGTTATGGGTGGTGGTAAAGGAGCAACTGGTAAGACTGCTGCACAAAAATACTTGGCTAGATTAGGTGGCGCTGCCGGTGCTGCTACCGCTGCTCTAGGTCTAGGTGGCGGTCAAAAGCGAACTCTTGGAGAATTCGTAGGTTCTGGAATTGGCGGTGGCTACCAAGGTGCTGACTTAGGTAACAGACTTGGTAACTTTTTGAGTACAGGTACTCAAAGAGAAGTTGCTAACCTTAAAGAATCTCAGAAAAAATTGAATAACCAAAGAGCCGCTTATAGAAAATTAGGACTACCTATACCAGCAGAACTGGGAGGAGAAAGAAGCGGCCCAGTAAGAGTTCAATCTAGTGACCCCTATGAAGGGATGAGAGGAGGTGGCGATGATGAGATGGATGCTACCAACGCACAGGCTGCTAACACAATATTAAGCACAATTCAAGATGCTAAATCTGGAACAAAAATAGAACCAGAAAGTGAAGTTGCAGTTACTGATAATTCTCTTCCTAATATAGATACAGCATTGGCTTCTCTTGCTCCCGGCGGAGGAGGTAAAATAACAGATTACAACAGAGGGCAAGAAAGAAGCAGCCAAAGTATGTTTAGTAATGCGGCTGTAGAAGGCCTCGGTCTAAATACTCAACAGGTAGACCCTATGGATGATTCACCTTTGCTGGGTAATCTTGGAGCAAGTTCCATGGCTCCACCGTCAACAAGCGGCGCAGCCTCTCAATTAGCAGAAGTAGACTCTGCTTCCAATCAGAATATGGCACAGCATGGGATGGATGATGAAAGGTCAATTACTTATAGTCCTGAACAAATAGAAGCAGCAAAGAACCTTATGGATAGACAACAAATAAACCATCCCGGCGATAGTGTCAATTGGAATCAGTCACCTAATCCTAATCAAAAAGCATCTGCTGATGCGGCAAGAAGAATGGATGCGTATGGTAATTTCCAAGATATGGCTAACTGGGATGAGGAATATGACATATTCGACGACGCTACTTGGAAAATGTTAAAGGCATTCAGGCTTTTGAAGATGTTAACTTTCTATCCTCGATATATCAGGAAAGGATTAGTACTGGTGGAGTGATGAGATGTGGAAGGGATGGATGAATTCGTCAGGGACATGGACCTACAGATGTCTTCAAAGTCCTTTGAGTATTTCTTCACTGAAATATTGGAATTCGAGTTTTCAGACCATCACGAAGATTGGCTAAAAGGCCTCAATGAAAGTAGAAGATACTGCGTCAAAGCGAGCCGTGACCACGGTAAATCTGTATTTTTCATGTCTTATGCCCTTTGGTTAGCGGCATTTAATCCAAAGACTCACATCATGATATTCAGTCACAGCCTAGAGCAGACCCTTGAGCACATGCGTTTTATCAGAAATAACATAGAATCTTCTGACATACTCAAAGGACTAAAGCCTCAAGGTAAACCTTGGGCTAAGTCTTATTTCGAATTCACTAATGGCAGTCGTCTTATGGCTAAGTCGGTTGGTGGTGCTACTCGTGGTTTCCACCCTGATGTAGTAGTATGTGACGATATTCTTTGGGGTACAACCTCAGGTGAATTACAAAGGGCAGCCGACTGGTTCTATACTGTTTTACTTCCGGTTCTGCACCACACAGGTAGACTGATGATGGTCGGTACACCGTTTAGTTACAACGATTTGTACGCTGAGTTGGAAGATAAAAAGGCATTCAGAGTCGAAACTTATCCTGCTATATTATCTAATGGTGAACCTCTTTGGCCCAGCCGATGGCCACTTGATGCACTTAAGGTACGAGAAGATTCTATGCCAGCGATTAAATTCGCTCGTGAGTATTTGTGTGAACCTATCCACGACATGTCAAGTATGTTCCCAATGACTCTGTTAGAAAAGGCTAGGGATAAAAACTTGGTATTACTTGACAAAGCAGAAGAAGAGTTTGATGAAAACGGGGAGTCTGCGGGCATATTTGGTCAACACTTTGTAGGCTGGGACCCTGCTATTGCATCTGATTCAAATGCAGACTACACCGCTATGACTGTTCTTAGAGTGTTACCTGATAGTGAAGAAAAACAACTAGTGTATGTTTTGAATGAAAAGGGACTTGGTGGTGCTGCTCAAAAAAGACATGTCATATTACTTAACAATAGATTTCAACCTGACTTAATTGAACTTGAAGGTAACAACTTTCAGCGTATGTTTGAGGCGGAACTTAAAGAGATGAGAGATGACATTCCTATCAAGACATTTATGACAACTCGTCAGAGAAAGGAAAGTATGTTTATGTCTTTATTGATGGCCTTTGAACAAGGTAAAATCAAGACGCCTTGGGGTAATGAGAAGAGTAAAGAATTCACTCGTACATTAGAAACTCAACTTAGTAGATTCGGTATGCAGAAAAATGGCCGGTTAGAGTCTGTCGGTACTCACGATGACTTGGCTATGAGTTTAGCATTGGCTAATTGGGCTACTAAAGAATTCAGAGGAAGTGTAGTGTCATTAGACGATTACATGCCCGAATTTGATAATTTATTTGGAGAAGCGCCTAGAAGTAGTGTAGCGGGAGCATGGTTTATCGCATGACAGTAACAGTTTTATGATACCAAAAGTGGGGCAAGTATATGTGGGGTTCGTTATCAGTTGGGAAATCAAACGATTTTCTTGAAATGGATAATCCAATAAAATCTATTGTAGCCTCTACATTGATGTCTCATCCTAAAGTAGATGAGGCTATAGCAAAGTCAATTGCTTCTGAAACTATTATATTCGAAGAAGCAACTTTACCTCAAGTGAATTACGCCCCATTCTGTATAACTGGTGAAGGTTGGTTTGAAGACAAGTTAGGAAAAAGCGCAACTGATATTGTAAAGGAATTAAGAAAGGCTCGTAGAATTCATAAAGATGCCAAGCACGAAATAGATGAATTGATTTCTAATGTTATCAAAATAAAATCTATGGAAGTAGAGGCCACTCTTCATAAGTTAGATTGGGCAACCCCATACCATGATACTATGCGGAGTCTAGGACTTAGTGATAAATCACTAAAGTCTCTAAGGCTATTTGGTAAAAGTAGGGAAACTAGCCTTACTAGAGCATGTAATTTATGGGACAATGCAGAATCTACACTAAAGCAGTTAGATGAATTTCAAGATGTATGGGGTGAAGAGGAGCGACTGACATGGGTAAATGCCATGCAGAACAAACAAGACGCCCGTAAAATGTGGAAAAGTGCCCTTCATCAATTTGAAAATTTATCTAAAGAGCAACAAAAGTGGATGAAATTAGCCAAGGAAGAGATAAAGACACATGGCTCTATGACTGCTAAAACGATTACAGGTAACCTTATTGAAAAGGGAGTACCTAGATTGAACCGCAATAGAATGTCTAAATTGCTAAAAATGTACGGTGAAGAAATCAATATTATTTCTGGTCACCGAAAAGGTGAATATATGTGCATGGACCGAGATGGCTTGATTATCAAAGACCCTTGGGCTTATGCTGCTGGCTTCCTTGACGCTGATGGTTATATCACTATCACTGAAAGGGGTGAGCCTCGTGCAGGATTTATTGCTACTGGTGACAGAGGTAGAATTCACTGTGAGCAACTTCACAAAAATATAGGCGCAGGTAAGTTACAATTAGACCAGAAGGTGTACAAAGATACTCAAAGAAGTCAACATAGAGTTAGTTTCTATTCAAAGGAGGATTTGTCAAAATTATTAGCAGGCATTACTCCACATCTCCGTATGAAAGATAGACAAGCGAAGGCTGTATCCGCTTATCTAACAGAAACTGACCCAGTTAGAAAAGATGAAATTAAAAGATTTGTTCAATTTTCTAATAGAGATGGTACCACTAAAGGTGAGGAATCACTTAAAGAGTGGGGAGTAGACCGAGATACAGTAATGAGTTGGGGAACTGGGGTATAATTATGGCAGAAAAGAAGGGCAGAGTAGCGAGATTATTGGAATCAATAGGTAATCCATTCCGCCGTAGAAGAACTCCTGAGCCTCAGATGCCTTTGTGGACCACTGGTATACAAGAGCCAGTCCTTGTACAAGGTATTACTATACCTGCACTTTATGCTGTATCGAATGAGAATCTTATTCTTAGGACAGTGTTAACTACATTACAGCAAGAAATATTCAGAAGAGGTTATTTTTGGGATGAGACATTTAAGAAAAAGTGCGTTGCTTGCGAAAAAGAATATCAGCACGATGTCGATGTTTGTGAAGAGTGCGGCTCTGCAGAATTAACAAAGCCTGACCCGGACCAAATAGTGTATGCGAAGTGGTTGTTAGAGCAGCGCAACTCTATGGAGCAAAGTTTCATGGATGTACTTAGAGAAATAGAATATGATTTGAATATTACAGATGATGCTTTTCTAATTTTGATAAAAGAATACTATATTGATGAAGAAACAAACGAAGTACAATTCTATAGAATAAAGGAGATAGTCAGAGGTGACCCTATCTTTATGCGTATTATTGCGGATAAGAGAGGGGTTAGGGGTGGTAGATTTAGAATATGCCCTATTCACCGTAACAATGTAAAATCATATAGTGAGGAAGAAAAGTCTTGCGATATATGTGGTCATGAAATGGAAGATGTGCACCATGTAAATACAGCAGGTGCTGGTAAAACCCAGTACTATCTGAAGGGCGAAGTAATACATGTAAGTAAGTATCAACCTTCTAAGTTGTACGGGCGCTCTCCTGTGTCTACATTATGGAGGCAGGCTATGACATTGACTGCGATGGATAACTACATGTATACATCTTACAGTAAAAGAAGAACGCCCAAAGGTTTGATTTCTGTTACTACAGACAATTTAGAATCTATGAAGTCGTTTTTCAAATCTATGGATGAAAAACTAGAGCGTGACCCTCACTATATCCCTAAGATTGGTATAGAATCCAGTACAGGTAAAGGGGGAGTCAATTGGGTTAAGTTCATGGATACGCTAGAAGAAATGCAATACATACCTGCTCGTGATGAAATGAGGCAGCGTATTGCTTCTTTCTATGGTGTATCTAATGTATTCATGATGGATACTGGTAAGTCTGGTGGACTCAATAATGAAGGTATGCAAATATTAGTTACAAACCGTGCAGTAGAATTTGGTCACAAAGTATACACTGAACATTTGTTCCCTAGATTAATGGAAGAGATGGACATTACTGATTGGAAACTAACACTTTATCCGAATGAAGAAGAAGACGAAGTTACTCGACTACGCCGTGACGAGATGGAAGTTAACATCGCTCAGAGAATGATGATGATGGGCTATAAGCCTCAGTTATCTGAAACTGCAAATAGAGATATAAGATTCGTGTACAAGCAACCTGACCCAGAAGAGGCGGCTATGCAGCAACAGCCTCCTATGGGAGGAATGCCTCCGGGTGGTATGCCAATGGGAGGAATGCAAATGGGCGGTGGTATGGGCACACCCGGAGCACTACCAAGTCGTAATATAAATCCTCAACAGGCAGCAGCCATGGCTAGACAAGCACAAGGTGGAATGCCTCAGCCGGGAGGAGAGGGGCAAGGAATACGAACTCCAAGTGGACCAGCAAGTCCTCAAAACAGAACTAGCATGGGCTCAGGCTCACCAATGTCAAGTGTTCAGCAAAGAGGCTCCCAAATGGGACCAGTTCAGCAAGCAGGTCAGAATATAGTAAATGCCCGTAACCCTAGAGGGGCTTAGGAAGTTTAAAGTCAAGTGGTGTAGTGGGTATTCGCATGGACTTAAAGAAGTTAGACCCTATGGCTAGAAAAATGCGTGTACATATTGACGGTTTTTACAAGGCTATCGAAGACAATGATACTAGCAATGCAGGTACGCATATCAATGAAATTTTGAAGTATGCACAGTACATGTCCAATGATGTTAGTACTCTGATTGCTAAGGCAAGCCATCATCCTGAAGGAATGAATCAAAGATTCGCTGGTGGTGCTCCTGTAATGAAATTCAACAGAACAGAAACAGTACATCCTACTACTGACAAAGTCTTACCGGGTACAATCCGTACTAGTAGAATAGGAAGCATAATGAGAAAACAATCTAATCGTAGTCTTTGAGGTGAAATATTATGTCTGAAGAGGGAGAGACTAATACAGCAGAGCAACTTATGGGAGTGCTTATTTCTAAAATGGAAAGCATGGATAGTGACCTAGTTGCTCTTAAGAAAGAAAACTATGAATTAAGAAAAGCAGTAAGTAATCCTAGCGCAATGCTAAGGAAAGCAGGATTTGTTCGTGCAAGAAACAGTGCACCTGAAGGTATGATGCCTGATGAATTTAGAAACGAGTCTACTGATATGATTATGAAAGGTTCAGATGGACAAGACATAAATGTTCCAGAAACAAATGCTGACTTCCATAATATGGAATGGGCAGATATTCATGAACTGGCTGAGAGGGCTAAGTCTTCTGGAGCCATTGGAAATACAATAGAATAAGTGAAGTGATAAAATGAAGCCAAGGTTCGAACCAATAAGTGAAAAGGCATTAGAGTTACTAAAAGCCGCTAAAGATTTAGAAAATAGAATTGCTAAGAAAGAAGGAAGTCAACCTGATTATAGCAGTCAAAAAGAAGGCTCCGAAGTAGGGCACGCTAGATTTGAAAGAGCCAGAAGCGGAGTACCTAACGCATTCTATAACACGAATAATGTAGTTCCCGAAGTAGAAGATGTAGCGAACAAAGGTGCGATAATGGAAAACAGCGATGTTGCTACAAGAGATTCACCATATTACCCTAATGCTTTCAGTACAACAGGTGCTCTTGAAAACTTCACTGGGGACAAAGGTACCCCAATCCAAAAGTCTCTCGGCGGCTCTGCAGAACGCATGGCTGTACAAGACCTCCAAAAGTCTGTAGACCGTCTTGCCAGCCGTTTGAATTAAACGGCGGGTGGTTAAATGAGAGAGACTGCTTTAGACATCCTTGATAGAAACCGTAATACTTTCTTGAAGTCTATTGCAGACAACATTGGTAAATCAGACGCTGGTGCAGACTTTTTCTTATCTGCCGTTAGTGCGGAAAGAAAAGGATATATTTTGTCTAATCAAGATAATTCTTTAATTAAGACTTTTTATTCTATACTCAAGCAAGGTGAAGAATATCCGAAAAATGTTGGTGAATATTGGGGAGTGATGGACAAGGACTCTCCGGCTGGTAACATAGGTACTATGGGCGGTCAACTCATACAAGGCTCATCTTATGATTTAGATAGAGTAGTTCAGCCGCAACCCAACCAATCATTAGCGGGTATGAATGTCAATCTTGCACAAGGTGATGCAAATGACGCTTACAAGAACCATAACCCATTAGACTACCGATTCAATGGACTAATGTCTCGCTCACAAAGTACTGGTGTACCTGCTATGATTGACAATACGCTAGACTTTTACAGACCTCCTTCTGTAGGTGCTGACCCAAGAAGTTTAATTGATGGTCAGAAAGAAAGGGCTTGGGATGATTATTATGGAGATGATGAAAACCATGCTTTTGTTCTAAATCATCACCACTATCATAAACTCCCCGGCGAGGGAATAGAATCGACTCAGCATCACGATTACGAAAAGCATTTCAATAACTGGAAAACAAGTAACGCTGATTTAGAAATTCAACTTAAAGAACAAGGCTACAGTGATATGGAAGCAGAGCATGAAATGAGACTAAGGCACCTTGATGAGGCTAAAAATAGATGGACTTCAGNTGATAAGGATGAATCTGGTATACCTCATGGACTGGGACTATTCGATTATTTATTCGGACTAGAGTGGAAATCTCCAAGCCAAAGGCAAGAGATATACAAGCACATGCAAGATTGGGGTTTAGGGGATAAACATAGGACAAGTATAGGTTCTGATAATCACACGCATGTTGGTAGATTAATTAGAAACTTTCAACAACGCTTTGCTGGACTTCATGACCACTGGGTAAGGTCTCCTATACATCCGGGTCAGCCTGTAGAGTTTGTACCTCAGCCTGTTGGTAAGCCAGTCATTAGGCCAACATTAAACAAAGAAGCGTTAGACCACATTGGTGGTTTTGACAAAGCGATGGATTGGCATTCTGGTATGCAACCTGAAAGGCCTGACTCACAAAAGATTTCTATTGTAGATGGTAAATTACAATTTGGTGGAGCAGGTGCTTTGACTAATGGTTTGCGTAGGGGCGAATTGTTTAGATTAATGAACATAGACCCTGCTACCGAAGAACTTTACAGAGATGGTGAGCACCCTGATTATGAAAATTGGAATAGCAAAGACCCTTCAAATCCATTTACTCAGGAAGATGTAGACAAGGTATTGCAGTATCTTGAAAATGCAAATACTAGTGACGACTTTGGGGTTATGGCTGAAAACGCTGGTATGTTTCATTATGGTCATCATATCAGTCCTTCACATTATCCAGAATCAATCACTCAAGGTGAAAATTCAACTTTAGCAACCCATTGGAATCAACCGTTTGTAGGTGGCGGATTAGGTAAGCATCAGAATGATTTGTTTGCTATATTACACGAAGCGAGCCTACTCTATGGTCCAGATAATTTATCAAACCTAATGAGTGAAATGCCGGAAGAATTAGAAGGATATGATAAATACTTTGCAGAATTAGAAAGAGCAAACCAAGAGCCAGATGTCCCTAAAGAACTCAAACCTACTATGGGGCCTAGAAGTCAAAGAAGAAGTTTATTATTTGACAAATATGGAGATGATGCTATTGGCATTAGGCACTACATTGACACCGAAGGAGAAAAGTTGTCTAACGGTATGCTAAATGCAATGGCACCTTTTGGTCAACCTGAATCTGAAATAGTAACAGGTAAAGAAACAGCCACTCAGAAAAGAGGGTACACGGTTGTAAGAGGAGATGCAAGTAATGCAGAAACTAATCAGCATCCTCATAACAAATTTATGAGTAGTAAATTAGGTACAAGAAGAAGGAATTGGGAGAGGCACTTTGGTTCAGTTAATCCATCTATTGATAACATAAATCGTAAAGAATTGTTTGACGCATATGGTGATAATAAGGCTTGGAACAAATTACAACAGACAATTTCAGGCATGCTTTCTGGCACTATGGGAGGGCATAATCCATTTATGGGCAAGGGAGGTACTGCTGATTTTACAAGCGCTCAAAGAAAAATGGCTCACATATATCACAGAATAGGTACTATGATGCATATGGCAGGCAGTCCTTTTTCGAGGGATAATGGAATAAGACCGCTTGGTCAACAGGAGGGTTCAGACCCAACCGCTGCTAATATAGAAGCAATAGAAAATCTAAGAATGGGTAGACAAGTAGGTATGGGTAGAGTCCAGCCAGATGAAGACATGGAAGGGGAAAAGGCCGCAGCGACAAGTGAAGAATTGATGAACCACTTATTCGATAAGGCTAGGTTTATTGAAGATAAAATGAATGACCCTGATTTATCTGAAAAGCATAAGTCACATTTGTTGCATCAATTAGGTGAAATAAATAGTGAACTAGATGACTTAGAGGCACAAGGTCTACAAGAATACGAAGGAACTGGTGCTGACATAGGTGATAGACAGCATCAGACGCACGGGCCTACTGAGTTTAATAAATTGAGAGCAGACCATGAAGCCATCTCTCAAGCAGGCAATCAGATTCAAAATACTATATTGGGTAATAATCCTGAACTATGGTCTCAATTATTTGATGAAAGTTTACCGATAGAAGTATTAGATGCAAATAAAAGAATGCTTGCTCGTATGTCTAACGATTATCTACACATAGCACCTCATGACTCGCATGGTATAACTACACAAGGTCTTGGTAAGCATATGGTAGAGACTAAGATGGCAGGTCAAGGTAACCCTAACAAGGTAAAGGCCTCTGTGCACAATAGTAGAAATAAAATTAATGTTAATACTTCAGGAGAACAGGTTGCTGAAATGCTTGGGATGGATTACAATAATGAAAGGCAAAAGGCAACTATAGATTCACTGTTAGAAAAAGTTGCTTCTAAAACAAATGACCCTAACTTAGAGTTCCCAATAATGACTGTTGAACAATTGTTGTCTTCTACTGAACACTATGGTGACCTAGGTCAAGGACTATCTGAAAGAGCAAATAGAATAAACACCAAGCGTTCATTCAAGACTCATGAAAGTATAGTAAATGCTGCCAATAGGATTAGGCGTGAGTTAGCACCAGTAACAGGTAAGTCAAGGACCACTAAACTTGGAGTTGAGGAAGGTATGGCTGCACTAGGTCTTGATTATCATGTAGCACACAATCCTGACCCTTCTGCTGAATTATCTACTCAACCAACCACAGCAGGTGGTCAAGCGAAGTTTACTTCAAGAAGATTTAGAACTTTGCAAGATTTATCTAGTATACTTATCAGTGACCCGAATGTAGAGCCTCAAGAATTAGAATCAATAATGGCACAGCAGTTAGGATTAGGTGATGTAAAGGTAGATGCATTTGGACCTAATGCAGAAGGAACAGTTCATAGTCTATACAATTCTTCTGGCTTTTCACATGAATTTGGAGACCAGCATGACGAGGACTTGAATCATGTTATGCCTACATTTGATTATAAAATAAACAAAGATGGTACTTTCGAAATATACCATGTGCCTGAAGGTATGCCTATGAATTTAGTCAGGCCACTAAGTCAATTTGTAGATACTGCTTTGCCGCACTTAAGTCACATTCAAGGAGATGAATCAAGAATAGGCTCTCTAAACAGCCTTACTAGACAAGGTCCACAGTTCCAACCAAACGAAGGTGCTGAACTTTACCAAAGAAAATTAGACAATATGACTGTAGGCAAGTCCAAAATAGGCCTTGCAGACTTAACTAACCCAGATATAATAAGGAAAGAACTAGGTAAAGATGTACCTATATTACAGCCTATGCACCGTATTTTCAAGTTAGAAGACTTAGAGCACTTGCGTGGATTTACAGGTGATTGGGTTGTTTCAATTATGCCACAAGGTGAACGAGGCTTTGTTACAAAAGAAGATGACAAAGTGTCTTGCTCTGCTTTTACTTTGTCAGAAGAAGATAAAGAAAATTTCAAGAAAGTAACTGATAATGATTATCATGTAGATGTAATTAAGTTAGAAGAAGGTTACTACATATTTGATGTAATAAAGTATGATGGTAAAGAAGTCCACGATACTTTACTTGATGACAGAATCAAGATACTAAGAGGCGGCATGGAAGGCATTGAGGATATTCATGTACCCAGTGCTAGTGATACTAGATTGACTGATGACGGTGGTTTAGAATTAACTGTCAAAGACTTAGAAAAAGAAGGTAAAGACATTTTACTTAGAGATGCTAAGTCTACATATATGGTAGGTGAACTTAGACAACCAAAGTGGGTTTTACTTTCAGAGGGTAATGATGTTGTACTCATAGTATTAGAAAGAAGAGGTAATGGACCTTACACATATCGATTAGGTACAGGTCCTATTACTCAAGATGATAATCTAGGAGATAGGGCTGTGACACTCAATAAAGAAACATATATGGATGTGGGTACTGCTTTCAATAGTGAAGAAAAGTACAATGAGGGTGACCATGTTCGTGTTAATGTAGACAATGTAGGCGTATCTGAATTTAGCGAAGGTAACAAGTTGTACACTGTTACTGGTTCTGAAATAGAGGGTGAAGCAGAAGGTGAAGGTTTAGTTAGTCAAGAAACATTAGATTTACTTACGAAGTCAGAATCTTCACAATGGATATGTGAAGTCAGCAGCACTCCGTATGGTATACGAATATCTATGCCACAAGGTGATGTGGTTTACAAGGCTACAGAATCAGGAAGTTCATGGACCGTGCACAGCCCAGTTGCCGATAATAATTATCTGGTCAGACTATCAGAAAGTCAAAGAAGATTCTGGAGTCCAGTTGCTGGAACTATGTTGAAAGCAGGTTTAGAAATAGCGGCTAAAGAAGAAGTCAATGAAGATGATTATGAAGAAGGTCCAATAAAACCTCTAATTAAACCAAAGAGAATAAAGGACACTGATTGGTGGGAAGAAGAAAAAAAGAAAGTGTTAGTCAAAGGCTTACAACTAGTAGAAAAGTTACTCAAAAGTGGAGTAGGTGCAGTAGGTCAATCTAGCACTGGTACTATGGGACTCGGTATAGGATACGCTACTCCTATAGAATCACCTATGGGTCCAACAAACTTACATGATGAAAAGACCATGCCGGACTATGATAATAAAAAGAGGCCCGGAGAAGATTCACCTATAGAGCCAGAATCAGAAGAGGAGGAATCCTCTAAGCATATCGTTATACCTGTAGAAGGTGGTAAGTTAGAACTTACAAACGATTCTGCTGTTCTCCGTACTTAGTTATATAGTATGAACATTCTCTATAGAAACAATGGCAGCCATGGCTTCACTACGAACTTCCCCTGTTAACCACAGCGGAAGCATCAGTATAGTCAAGGCTGATAATGACCTCGTAATTGCTGGCTATGCATCGGTTGAGATGGTAGATAAGCAAGGAGATTTGATTACTAGAGGTGCTCTAAAAGATGCATTCGGTGACTTTATGAAAGCAGACGGTTACCGAAATGTGCAACTAGCACATTCCAATATACAAGTAGGAGAGGTAATTTCACAATATACAGACTCTGATGGTAGAGTTTGGAAATCCGGCGTTGATGACGCTGGTATGTTTGTTGTCATTCAATTAAGAGATGACATCGAAAAGGCTCGTGAAGTAGCCAACGAAATTCGCAAAGGTGCCCTTAGAGGTTTCAGCATTGGAGGACAAGCGTTCAAGAGAATGAACAAGTCTGATGATAAGCATGGAGATTATACAGAAATTTCCAAACTGGAACTACATGAGGTTACTATTTGCGAGAAAGGTATTAACCCGGAGGCGACATTCCGTATATTGAAGGAGGATACAAGTATGACAGAAACAGATACAATGGCTGAATTATCAAGCGTATTAGACAGACTTAATGGAAGAATTGATGCAATGGAAAAGGGCGACCTACCACCATTCATGGAAGACAAAGAGTCTAAAGATAAAGATAAGAAGGATGATGACATGAAAGAAGAAAAAATGTACAAAGAAGAAGAAGAAGATAAAAAAGATGACAAAGATGAAGACGACACCAAGAAAAGTGACGGATACTCTGATGTTATTACTAGCGAATACCTAAATTGGATGGAAAACACCCTAAAAGGACAAGGTGTTGACATCGGTGGCGCTCGTGCTCACTTCGACAGTGTAGCAAAAGCAAACCTTGGTTCTACTCCAGAGCAATGGCCAACTGAACAACACAGCGGTCAAGTCAAAGGAAGAGCAACAGAAAACGGAACACCATCAACTGGCGCTGTCGGTAAAGTTTCCGGTGGCGGCGGAGCAGTCGAAAAAGGCTACTTGGCTCCAACTGATGTAAGTTCTTCTGACATTGAAGCAGCATACGAAGTTTACAAGGCTGCTGCAATCGAAGAACAATTCAAAGGCTCTTTAGAAAATGTTTTCGCTGATAGACTTTCCAAAGAATTGAATGCAGAAGCAGAGGCTCGTGCAGCAGCACAGTTTGATGCTCGTGCACCACTTACTAACATCGAGAAAGCACTTGCTGACTTGAGTGAAAGAATTGACAACATTGCAAAGGCTGCACCTGCAGCGGGCGGAGAAATCCGCAAAGCAAACTCCACCGTCGAGATTCCATCAACACAGGAACTCGGAAACATGAACTGGGATGAGGTACACGCCCTAGCAGGAAGTGTGTGGAACTAAATAAGGAGGAATTAAGATGGCAAGAAGTTATTTAAGAACAGTAAACGACATGGAAAGATATTATTATGGTGCAGGAACAAGCATGGGCAACTCATACTCAGGTAGCGAGTTACTCAAAGCAGATGCACCATTGTTGAGCACAACTGCTGGTACATACCAAGCAATTTATGGCCGAAAAGTTTGGTCACAACTCAACCAAGAATTCAACGCATTCTCTATTCTACCTAAGAAACCTTGGGACCGAAGTGGATGGAGAGTTGTAACCGCTAAACCTTCTAAAGTANAGTTGGNGGNGGAATTGCAGAGAATGGTACTCTACCAGAGACAACCAAGCCTGATTTCCTACATGTTGCAGCAAAGCCTAAGACAGTTGCTCACTCATTCGATATGTCTGAGACAGCAATTTTCCTTAACGACAAGGATGACGGTCTAGGTGACATTCGCTCAGTATTGAAAGAAGAAATGGGTAAGCACCACGCAGAGCACATCAACGATATGCTATTGCAAGACTGTGCAACCCCTGCAGGTAACGACATCGAGTCTCTTGACCGAGTTACTGCTGGTGGAATTACTGCTTCAGGTACTGCTGCGAACACTATGAATTTCTCAACTACTGCTGAAACTGCTGCTAACTATGGTGCAGCAACTGCTCCAGACATTTACAGTATTGACAGAGTGAACAACGCTTGGTCACATGCAGAAGTTAACACAAGTGGTGCAGACAATGTAACCCGTACTCTAAGCCTTGACCACCTTGATGACCTATTCCAAAAGATTTGGACTCGTGGTGGAAATCCAAAGGTTATGCTAACAGGATATGATACATTGATGAGAATTCAACAACTTCTACAAAGCCAGCAAAGGTTCATGGAAGAAAAGAGAATTGTACCAACATACAATGGTGTTAAGGGTGTACCCGGTGTAGAAGCAGGATTTATCGTTGCTACATACAACGGTGTACCAATTATCCCTACCAAAGAGTGTAATGCAGATGCAATTTCTCGTATCTATATGTTTGATACTGATTACCTATACTTCAGTACTGCAAAGCCAACACAATACTTTGAGTCTGGAATTGAAACTGGAGACCCATTCGCCATTAACAGACTAGGACAAGAAGGACTTTACCGCACAATGGGTGAAGTTTGGACTACTTTCTTTGGAGGACAAGGTTCAATCCGAGACTTGGCTTGAGGTTTAATGGAGAAAAAATATTAGGAGATGAAATGATATGAAACAATTAACAGTTAAGGCAAACACAACAGGAACTACCACCGTAATTGGTGCATGGGAACTAAGAGCAGGGTCACACGACACTACTGAGCACTTGGCTCGTGGTGGAACTTACCCCGGTAACCTAAACGCTTTCGCACCATTGCAAGCAGACGCAGCAAATGGGTATGACCCAGCACCTAAGATGGCATTGCTATCAATGACTCAAGCAGGTAACGCTGCAGTTGCAGTACTTGAAGGCGGAGACATAAATGGTGTTTATGCACTATTTGGAACTCAGACTACTGGAACTGCAGGTACATCAGACCTAACTCTATCAGCATCTGCCCCTGCAGACGCTGACGCTGACGGCTTGAAAGAAGTAACTATTACCGCTGGCTCTACTGGTGGACTCGCTACTGCTGTATTGCAAGTAATGATGCTCTACTACTGAGGTGATTAATTTTGCCTACGGTAACCTTTCTAGGGCCGTTGCCTACCCGTAGACGACCCGATTGTGCAGCGGCTTGGGAAAGACGAAAGCCTACT